ACGGCAAGCGAGTATCGCATAGCGCCCATAAGGACTATGTTGAGAACAAGGTGCGAATGATGGCCGGTCGGCAAGCGACGGTTAATGCAGCCCTCCAGACCAAGCGTGACGAATTCGGCATTAATAAGCGTTTCGATTTTGTCAAGCAGATGGTACAGATGGTAGCAGGCAAGACCGTAGCGTCCGCGATCATCACCGGACAAGGTGGCCTGGGTAAGTCGCACACGGTGACGAAAGCACTCGAACAAGAGGGACTGCAGAATGTGACAGACCTCGCGGACTTCCAAGTGGGTTCGGTGATGCGTGCGAGCAAGTGCTACAAGATCGTGAAAGGCTTCAGCACAGCAAAGGGCCTGTATCGCACGCTCTTCGAATCCAACAAGATGACGCTGGTCTTCGATGACTGCGACAGCGTGCTCAAGGATCCCGTAGCACTGAATATTCTCAAGGGTGCGTTGGACTCGTACTCCGAGCGTTATATCTCCTGGAACGCGGATATGAAAGATGACGAGCTTCCCCGTAGCTTCAAGTTCGAAGGCTCAGTGATCTTCATCAGCAACATGGAGCTGGACCGCGTAGATCAAGCGATCCGCTCCCGTGCGATGTGCGTAGACCTCTCGATGACAGAGGCCCAGAAGGTGGAGCGCATGGAGGTCATCGCAATGGACAAGGACTTCCTCCCCGAGTATGACGCGAAGGTCAAGCAAGATGCGGTGCGGTTCATCAAAGACATGGCCGAGCAGGTTCAGAATCTCTCGCTCCGGTCGCTCATAGCAGTATGCAAGATTCGAGCAACAGCAACGGATTGGAAGGATCTCGCTAAGTATGTTCTCACACAGGGCGCGTAGCAACGAAAGGGTGCTTAATATGAAGAAACGCGATAAGAAGAATCTGAAGTTCCTCTTGGCCCTCGATGAGAGTGGCCTCAAGGCATGGTACGACCAATGTACCGAGGACGACATAGAGTATGCCGTAGAGCTGATACGAGCGGCCCAGGCAAAACAGGAAAGAAAGCGGCAGCGTCCCAGTAGCCTAGTGGCCCAGTATCCCAGCACAGTTCAGTAAACTGACCATACATAGGAGGGGGCTATAATTATCAGTCAGCAGGGTCGGCCCCTATACCGCGTATAAACCGACACCGTGCTTTCTATCCATAAACCGATTCTCGCTATATGTCCTCTTCGATCTATTCTCAATATCTGCCTCGAAAAAAATTTCCTGGGCAAAAATTTTCCCAAAAACCGATTCTATAGGAGTAAAACGCGGTGTGGGGCATTCTGATAGTATTATTCTTATTATACATATTTTTCAGAGAACCGAGATACGAGAGTACATTCACTATATGGCTCCGAGTCTTTTTCTGGGGTTCTATGGTATTCGGTATCTACCTTTTCGACATACACTATATTGACTTACAGTGATATGTAATATATACTAATAGAATGCGATACACAATATATTATACAACAGGCGAATACAGGCACTATAAGAGCGTGAGTTCTGGTAGTGTACTTCCGGCTTTCGTCTCCCGTTTACAAGATGACCATTACAGCGACATGCCGGGGTCACTAAGATACTTTACCGGGAGATTCCAACCATGCTTGCCGAAATAATTGTCGCTTCTTTTGCGTCAACCAATCCCTATGTCATCGTCCAGAAGGATGTTGTCTGTGCTCCGACCCCGACCTTGCTGAATGAGGTCATGGGCAAGTATCAGGAGAAACCGATCTGGGGTGGTCTCGGGGAAGATTCGAGAACCGTATTGTTCGTGAACGAGATCAAGGGCACTTGGTCGATCGTGATGATCGGTAATGATACCGCTTGCTTGATCGATGCTGGTGATATGGTCGATGATCGTGTTGGAGGGAAGAAAATTTAATGAGAATATTTGTTATTACTGTTATTGTGTTGGGGATCGTTGTTTTCTCCCCGTTCGTGACCATCTGGTCGTTGAACACTCTGTTCTCCCTTGATATCGCATACGACGTATGGACATGGTTGGCGGTTGTATGGCTTACCCTGTTTGCCGTCGGACCGCTATATAGAAGGAAGGATGAGAAGTAGGAAGTAGGAAAAAAATGGGCCGTGGGGCCGTGATTATATGGAGGAATGTATGAAGAAAGTAATTCGTAAAGATTCGAATAAGACCGTGTCTGGTAAACCTAATCTGAAGACCATGGGTATTAAGCAGTTGGAAGAGATGAAACAGAATGTTCGTCCGAAGATGATACCGAAGATCGATAATCGAATGTCCTTGGTTCGGAAGGCCGGGCGGGGTAGGTGATGTATCGAGATAGATTAGACTCGATCGGTTACGATTGTGTGACCGACGAGGAACGCCTTCGATTCGCGGCGGAGTGTTTCGAGAAGTTTGCCGAGATCATCGAGCAGGATAGAGGGCGGCAAGCGATATATGATGTGGTGTCGATCTATATGATGGGGAAGATAAATGGTGATGCGCGATGACTTGATGGTACAGGAGCAGATCGTTGGACCCTGGCAGCACATGGTCGGGGTGATCTGTTTGAACATGACAAATCGTAAACAGGTGAAGCGGGTACTGCCGAAATTTTTCGAGCGTTGGCCCAAACCCGAATCTCTGCTACGAGCTCGACTTATAGATATCGAGGAGATGGTGAAGGAACTCGGTATGCACAAAGTCCGATCAAAGCGCATCTATCGCATGTCGATGGATTTCATGCGATGGGACGGTGCTGATGCGAAGGAGCTCTATGGTATCGGGCAGTATGGTTCCGATTCATACGAGATCTTCTTCAAGGGTAACCATACCATATCGCCGTCAGATAAGGAGCTGAGGGCATATCTTGACAGGATTCGAACTAGGTGTTAAAATATTATTTTACAGTGAGAGGAGTTGAATATGGATTATCAGAAACCTACATGGTATTCTACAGCAAATGAAGAAGAACAGGGTATGTTCCGAGATTGGCTAGTTGGCCTGCTTCGGACCGGGAATGTAACTGTTACATTTCAGAAGAAAGACGGTGAGATGCGAGATATGTTATGCACTCTGCGCGAGGAACTCCTGCCGAAGGTCGAACAGGGTCGTAAAACAGATCGCCAAAATATCAATTCTCTGCCGGTCTTCGATGTAAATAAGAATGAGTGGCGGGCATTCCGTTACGATTCAGTCAAACAGATCAAATTTGTCCTCGGAGAGTAAATTATGGCTACCAAACAGCAGCATGACAGAGCACTGGCAATCGCAAATGCTATCGGAGCAGAACCGGATTGTAAAGAACTGGTAATCAGTGAAGTTTACAGCACAGTATTCTCTCGGCTGCTTAATTGGTACTCCGCAAACAAGGATCGAAAAGACAGTATCAAGTATACGAAGGAGTTTGTCAAGAAGAACGATCCGACTAAACTCGAATTACTCGACGAACTGTCGGATTTCGACCATACTATAACCTTTGGTTGGATTGCCCGCATTGTGACTCGGGGTGGTACACTTTCCCCAGATCACAAACGTCGACATGAGGAATATCTGGGCAAGTTATATGCTCAATCTGAGGCAAAACGCAAGGCAAAGACCGTTGCTGCCGCCCCGAAGAAGAATGTTATCAACATTCAAGAGGCGATGGCGCAGAAAATCGATGAATTCATCGGCAATCTCGAGGTTGAACTTGACAAGGTCTTCATCGAAGATGCTGAGTTTAATCTATTCAACCATATGAAGGCTCAGCAGATGCCTGCAGCATATATTGATGAGATTCGCGAGTGGTCTAAGGGTTATCTGTCTCGGTATCTTGATGTGCTCAAAGGTGAAGATCAAGCACAAGAGGCATACTCGAACTTCACTAAGAAGAAGCAGAAGGATCTTGCGAAGTTGTTCCATTCGTTCATCGAAGATTGTGACAAGTATGCACTGTTCAAGAAAGCAAACAAGAAGCCAAGGGCGGTCAGAGAGAAAACTCCAGCACAGCAGGTCAAAGGTATCAAGTTCAAGGTGAAAGATGAGGAACTTGGGATCACATCTGTAGCGCCGACTGAAATGATCGGAGCATCTCAAGTATGGTTATATAATACTAAGACCAAAAAGCTCTCCAGATATACGTCTGACTCGACTAAAGGTATGCAGGCGAAAGGTTCGGCAATTCAGAACTGGAATCCCGACAATTCTAAGCAAAAGACGTTACGCAAACCCGCAGAACAGATCAAGGAACTACTTGAATCTGGTAAAGTTAAACTTCGTACATTCCTAGATAACGTAAAAGCTAAGGAGCAAGACGTAAATGGTAGGCTAAATACTGATACCATCATTCTTAAAGTTATAAGGTAAACGTATGTCATTTTTAAAATTAACATGGTGCCAGTTATTGCGAATAATATTGGCACAACTAGGAGGTAATCCATTACAGCAGATGTATTCTCAACTTCAGCAGGGGTTGCCTACCATGGCGCCTCGTTCTGGGTTGATACCAAATGAATTAACTCAGATACGAGAACTGATACAGGCGGTAACAGATAAGTTAAATGCGGTGTCTGGCCTTGCAGGTGACTTGACCAATGTTGTTGATGCTATGACCAATGAGTTTTTTGAAAATCCAATTGCGACACCTGCCAATTTGCTGAATGTCGCAATTGGGCAAAAACAAACTGCGGCAAATACTAGAATTGCTACACTCGATCCGATTAACGACGCTCAAGAAATTGCTAACCTCCGTAATGAGGTAAATGTACTGACTAACACTAGCATGACCATGTCAACCTTTGTACAGAATACAAACAGATTGGCAGGAGTGTCCAGTGCTACATCTGGGTCAGGTGCAGGGGGTTGCTCGTTGCAGGATCTACTTGGTTCGGGCTGCACACCAAACAATGATGTTCCCGATGTTGACCTACAAGCACTGGTTGATTCATTGAAACAAGGCGATGCGATCGTTGCCATAAAAGAAAAATTAGTTAACGCGTCAGGTCTTGCTGAGTATCAGGCGGCATTGACAACATTCAACACTACAATATCAGGTTTCAATGCTTCGTTCACTAGTACAATAAACAAAGCAGCGATTCGTAATGCTGTTACTGGACAGATAACTCAGATCGTATTCAATTTACTGAGCGGGTGTGCGAATCAGGTGTACGACTTAACGCTTAAGTCAAACGTTAAAAATACTATCGCAGGTTGGACCGAATTATTAGAATTACAGAGATCGGGTGAAGCATATATCGATCTTGAAGGCAATGTAGTAACTACGGTTGATACTCCGGTGTCGACATTACAATCCAATTTAGTTGTTAATGTTAATTTTGATAGGGACCTATAATGATAGTTGTGGATTATAACCAAACAGCAATATCTAATCTGATGGCTGAGGTTGGTAACAGATCGGACATAGAAATACAGGTCCCATTGTTGCGACATATGATTGTAAATTCGATACGAGGATACAAACAGAAATTCGGCAAAGAATTCGGCGACATAGTTATAGCATGCGACAATCAGAAATACTGGAGGCGTGATTATTTCCCACTGTATAAGGCAGGCAGGAAAAAGGCTCGTGAAGAATCTGGATTCGATTGGAAAGTTATCTTCGATGCCTTGAGTATGATACGAGACGAATTGAATAACTATTTCCCATATAAGGTTGTGAATGTCGACGGTGCCGAGGCAGACGATGTTATTGCTGCACTTGCCAAATGGTCACAGACAAATGAAACTAATAGTTTAATTTTTGATGAACCTAAACCTTTTCTGATAATTTCCGGAGACCACGACTTTATACAATTGCATAAGTATGAAAATGTAAAACAGTTTTCTCCTATTCAGAAAAAGTATGTCAAATCCGATTCTAGCCCAGAGCGTTATGTCTTTGAACATATCATAAGGGGAGACAAAGGTGACGGTATTCCTAATGTACTGTCCGCAGACGATAGCATCGTAAATGGAGTCAGGCAAAAACCTGTATCTACAAAAAAGATAGAACAATGGTATAAAGAATTTGATCAGATGCCGACGGATGATGATTTTAAACGCAACTATGAGCGCAATCGAACACTGATTAATTTTGATTGCATGCCCCCAAACATCTATGAGAATATCATAAATAGTTATGAGAGTATTCCTTCGAAAGATAAAAGTAAATTACTTAACTTTTTCGTTGAAAATAAGATGAAGAACATGCTTGAAGTTATAGAGGAATTTTAATGAAGACTACCATACCACAGATTCTTGAAGAAGTAGAAAAGGCTTCTACAAGAGAAACAAAGATCAAAACATTACGGGCATACGAGCATCCTATATTGAGAGGCATTCTGCAGATAAATTTTGACCCAAACGTCAAAGTGCATTTACCTGAGGGCGAACCTCCTTTCAAGAAAGACAAAGAAATACCAATTGGGTATTCCGAGACAAATCTTTATGCTGAGTTCCGTCGTTTTTATATTTGGTTGGATGCAAATTCTAAACTAAATAAGATAAGAAAAGAACAGTTATTCATTCAGTTCCTAGAAGGCATTCACTGGACTGAGGCTGAAGTAATACTGCTGGCAAAAGACCGAAAACTTCAAACCAAGTTTAAGTCCTTGAAGGACGATCTAATCAGGGAAGCTTTCCCCGGTCTTTTGTCGGCGGTTCCGGTTAAAGAAGTCAAGGAAGAAAAACCAAAAAAAGCGAAGGCTTCTTTAAAACCATCATCCGACGCTTTAAACGAAGCCGCGACGAAGTAATTTTGACGGAAAAATGGTCGGATCCTGGAGAATTCCCAGAAGACCCTGTTCTAGACAGCAGGGTTTTTAACCATCACAGATACAGAGCATTTGACAAGTACTGAAATAGACATTATAATATAAAATATGTCCTATACTATGAGGTTATTCTATGACAATGCACTTAATTGGTCCCTGGATGACAACTACCGGCAAGAAAAAAGGCAAAACGAAATGGCGCTCTGCAGAACAGAAGCGCCAAGCAGAACAACTTGAATCAGAATGGCAAAAAATTGTTTCTAAGCACCAAATCAAGGCAACAGGCAAAATACTACGGAACACTATTAATAGTATTCCTAGTAACATTCCTGACCGTAGCACTAATCACATCCCTAGTAAGCCTGATAGTGTCGTAGGTGCGGTAACTATCAAGCAAACTCCTAAGTACACAGGCGACAAGATAATCGGTATAGGTACTATGCACAAATCTAATGCGGTGCCGATCTTCAACGACAAAGAAGCCAAAGATATTTCTACAATGAGGCGCAACTAATGAAAAAAGTAGTTTTAGTTACGGGAGGATTTGATCCGATACACTCCGGGCATGTACAATATTTTAAACGAGCAAAAGAACTCGGCGATATCTTATATGTAGGTGTAAATTCTGATGAATGGTTGACTCGTAAAAAAGGCAGGCCATTCATGCCTCTAGAAGAACGACTTCGTATCATTCAAGAATTGCGAATGGTCGATTATACTTTAAAATTTGATGATAAAGATGGGTCCGCCAGGAATGCAATTAAACTTGTAACAGAAATACATCCAAATGATACTATCATTTTTGCAAATGGTGGAGATAGAACTAAAGACAATATCCCTGAAATGTCATTACTCAATGATACTAAATATTCCAATTTAAAATTTGAATTCGGTGTAGGTGGAACTGATAAGATGAATTCTTCATCATGGATTCTTGAAGAATGGAAGGCGCCGAAGACAGAAAGACCTTGGGGATACTACAGGGTATTACATGAACCAAGTAATAAATGTAAAGTAAAAGAATTAACTGTTATGCCGAACAAACACTTGAGTATGCAGAGGCATAAACTACGGAATGAGGTCTGGTTTGTTGCTGAAGGTATAGCAACAGTGCATACAGTCGATCCACATACTACAGACTATGAAGTTATAGGTGACTATATACAGAATCAGACCATTCATATAGGGGAACAGATGTGGCATCAGTTGCGTAATGACACAGGAACTCCCCTAAAAATTATAGAAATACAATATGGTGATGGTTGTTATGAAGAAGATATTGAAAGGAGAGAAGTATGAATATTCCCAGCAGTCCAGCAGATCGTAAGGCAATTTATAATGCACTAAAAGAGATTTCTAATTCAATGACTCGTATTGAAGGAGAAAGGGATCTCATTAAAGAAGCAATTAGTAATACTTGTGAGAACTATAACTTGAGTAAGAAAACTTTCCGCAAAATGGCTAAAGTTTATCACAAGCAAAACTTTAATCAGGAAAAAGAAGAGCACGAAGAGTTCGAGTCGATGTATGAGGTTATTACCAATACTACAACTATGAAGGATGCGGCATGAGATTTATCTTGACGGCAAAGGAACCTGGATACGATACCAGTTTTACTCATAAAACTACAAGTGTAGAATTCAGTACACTTGATATCAAAGAAGTATTACAAGAATTTGAATTGTTCCTCAAAGGATGCGGATTTACTTTCGATGGCAAGATAAAGATCGAAGAAAAAGGTGACGCCGATAAACAAATGCGTCTATTCGAAGATAAAGAACAGATCTCTATTTACTATGACACTCGCACTGCAAATCTAGATCCAATTGAAATTAAGCATAGTGATTTTTTCTATGAAACCGATAGGAATAAGTAATGTATAATCAATTTATTCTTGAAGCTAGGTATCTGGATAAGATTAAAAGGGTCAGGAGAAAAGAATTGGTTGGTGTGTTTGCTAACCTAGAAAAAATCGAGGAAGCTAAAGTAAACTTGGCTAAGGAAGAAACCAAATATACTTTAGCTTTTAATATTATACCTAAATATGACCCGTTTCTGAAACAAATTGCTTGACTTCTATTCAAAAAGCATTTATAATTATTTTATAAATGAAAAGGAGCCATATGAGTATTTTCAATATTATCAAGCAACTGGAATCCGACAATTCTCGACTCGCTAAGGAAGCTATTCTTACTAAGAATAAGGATAACAAACTCCTTCAGCGAGTTTTCTTTCTAGCGTTGGATCCGTTTACTCAATTCTACATACGCAAGATTCCAGAGTACAACACTAGTAATACCTCGGCGGATCTATCAACTGCTTTAGATAAATTGAATGCTTTATCAACCCGTGCGGTCACAGGTAATGCTGGTATAGATCACCTCCGCAAAATCTTAGAAATGGTGAATGCTGATGACGCAAAGATTATCGAACGTATTATTGGGAAAGACCTTAAATGTGGAGTCTCAGATAAAACAGCAAACAAGATCTGGAAAAACCTCATCCCAGAATACCCCTGTATGCTTGCTTCTGGATTCGACGAAAAGCTCGTGGAGAAAATTAAGTGGCCAGCATATGTCCAACTCAAACTTGACGGAATGCGATTTAATGCAATCGTCAGAAATGGGCAAGTTGAATTTCGCTCACGCAACGGAAAAGAATTAACTATTCCTAATCCGAATTTCGGACTACCCTTTATTCAACTATCTGAGCATTATGGTGTTGACATGGTTTTTGATGGTGAGCTATTAATTGTAGACGGGGCAGGAAAACCGGTTAATCGGCAGACAGGTAATGGTATACTTTCTAAGTCAATTAAAGGAACAATGTCTGCGGCAGAAGCAGTTGATATTCGAGCCACCTTATGGGATGCTATAACGATCGACGGATTTAAGAAAGGTGTAGAAAAAGAAATCTATAGTGTTCGTTTAGCAAAATTATCTAATGCTATATCCCATGTTAAAGGTGTGTATCCCCAGCTTGGACATTATATTGATCGTGTGTACAATACCGAAGCAAATAACCTAGCCGAAGCACAAAAAATATTTGAACGCTTCTTGCTCAAAGGTGAAGAAGGTACAATTCTCAAAGATAAGAATACTATCTGGGAAGGTAAGCGTTCTAAGAGTCAGATCAAATTCAAAGGGGAGCTTGATTGTGATCTGATCTGTGTAGATTGGGAAGAAGGTACAGGTAAGAACAGGGGTCGTCTCGGTGCACTTGTACTAGAATCTGCTTGCGGTGCGCTTAGGACAAATGTCGGTACAGGTTTTACGGATGAGCATCGAGATATGTTTACTCGAAAAAATACAGTAGGAAAAATTGTGTCGGTGAAATATAATAGTAAAATTAAAGACAAAGGTGACAACGGTTGGGCATTGTTCCTTCCGGTGTTCTTAGAGATCCGTGAGGATAAGGTAAAAGCAGATAGGTTAGATAAGATAAAATGAATGAAGATGATCTAGAAAAAGGAAGAATCGCCTTCAAGGAGGCGATGGATAGCATAGAAGAAGATCAAGAGAAATTTTGGTCTTCTTTGTCCACGGAAGATCAGTTAAAAGCTTTCTGTTGTGTTGTCCGACGTATATACGAAGGTGAAATACGTAACCCTAGATCATACAGGGGTATCCTTTACGATGTATTTGGGTTTGGTCTCGAGGCATACGCTCAAGCACAATGTGCGGGATTTCTAGCTTTACATAATAGTATTATGACCGATGAAGAATTCAATGAACTTAGAAAAGATTTATAACATATATAATGTATGCCTGCAAAACTCTATCGTTTCCCACTAAAGACTTTTAAGGGTCTGAAAATTCCTCTCTATAGTGAGGAAGAAATAGAAATTACTTTGATGGCCATAAATTGTTTCGGTACCTACGAAAATAGAGTAACCGAAAACAATGTACAGGATATGGACCCATTGGAAATAATGAAATGCTTGTATGAGGCAAAATCTTCAGATGTTTTTTCTACAAGGGCAAAACAAACTATATCAAATATTTTGAAAGCAATTGAAGCGGTATGAATATATTTTATTTACATAATGATCCAAAAGAATGCGCAAAACTACATAACGACAAGCATGTCGTAAAAATGATCATAGAATATGCACAGCTCATGTCAACCGCCCATAGGGTATTAGATGGATATGAATTTATCGATACCACAGCAAATGGTCGCAAAATAAAAAGATGGCGCCATCCTTTGGAGGGGTTTGATGCGGGCTTGATGAAGGCTACTCATATCAATCATCCATCTGCAATTTGGACCAGACACAGTAAAGAGAATTACGTTTGGTTGAATAGTATGTGGCAATACTTGCTGGCAGAATATACCTATAGATACGGAAAAGTTCACTCTTGTGAAAGATACGCATCTTGCCTTCAGCGAGCTCCGGATAATATCCCAATTGATAGAGGATTTACCCAACCTACACCCGCAATGCCTGATATCTATAAAGTTTCCGGTGATTCTTTACAGTCATATATAAATTATTATAATGGAGCCAAGAAACATATAGCATCATGGAAAAAGAGAGAAATCCCTTCTTGGCACATTGTTTGACATAAATAATATTATAGGAATAGTGATGCCGACATATACATTTTTAAATACTTCCACAAATGAGATCGAAGAACATCGCCTTAGCATGAAGGCGTACGACGATTTCAAGACAAATAATCCTCATCTACAAAGATATATGATTCCGGGAGAAGTAGGTTCCCTGGGAGATCCCGTTCGTCTAGGAATTACCACAACCGATGGTGGTTTCAAAGAGGTCCTTTCCAAGATTGCTGAGAACAATTACAAAAGCAACCTTAGGGATAAATTGAGTAGGCGCTAAATGAATATCTTATATAACTACAGAGATAAAGGGGGCTGCACTGGTCCACCGTAAAATCTATTCATTCAAGAGGGCACGCATGGCAAGAAATAGAACAAACGTCCAAACTCAATCTAATCAACCTCAGCTTGTGGTTAGCAACAAGTTAAAGATAAGATTAGATGATATGAAAGTAATCGAGCCATTAACTGAAAATCAGAAAGGATTTTTTGAAGCGTACGACAAATCTAAGATAATGATGTTGTTAGGTGTAGCAGGAACGGGAAAAACATATATCGCACTCTACCATGCCCTAGAGGAGGTTTTAAATAAAGGTAGTATTTACGAAAAAGTAATAATAGTCAGATCAGCAGTCCCCAGTAGAGAAATTGGACACTTACCTGGAGACGAGAAAGAAAAAACGGAGGTATATCAGCAACCATACATTACAATATGTCAAGACTTATTTGATCGATCAGATGCATATCAGAGATTGACGGAACAAAAAGCTGTGCAATTTATGATAACATCCTTCATTCGAGGGACCACACTAGATAATGCTATAATACTGGTAGATGAATGTCAGAACATGACAGACATGGAATTAAATTCTATAATTACCAGAGTAGGTGAGAGATCTAAAATAATATTTTGTGGTGATTTCAGGCAGACAGATCTATATAAGAAAACGGACATGTCTGGCTTGAAAAAATTTATGGTGATTGCTGATATGATGCCATCATTTAAAACATTTGAATTTGGTGTTGAAGATATCGTACGATCCGAGTTAGTTAAGGAATATATAATAGCAAGATTGCGATATGAGAATCAATACGAAATGACTTAGGAAAAATTATGGAAGTTAATCATATCTATGAGATAGATAATTTTGTTGATCCATTGATCTGTGATAGGATTGTAAATTGGTTCAAAAATGCCGATAAGGTACCTGAAGGTAATGCTAAAGAATACTTTAATGGCAAAACTATAGATTATAAAAATATAACTAACTACGATGTTAAACGGTTAGTTAATTCTTTTAAGTTTGATGCTACATCAAAGATAAGAGAATTGTTTGATGAGGAAGAACTTTATCCTGATTATACTGATCTTGTTATGTGGGGCAGTGGTTCGGGAATGTTAGTTCATTCTGATAATTCTGATTTAGATGGTAATCCTAATTACTGCCATTGGAGAGTATATTCTGGCGTATGTTATTTGAATGATGACTTTGTAGGTGGGGAGACTTTCTTCCCTACCAAAGGACCATTGTTCATAAAGCCTAGGAAGGGCAAAGCTGTATTTTATCCTTCTAGTCTTGAATTTAAACACGGAGTGACTACGGTGGTTGGTACCCGATATACTATGCCTATATGGTTTACAAAGGACAAAACTAGAGCAGAAATTTAGGAGACATAGATGAAATTATCGGAAAATTTTTCCTTATCAGAAATGATAAAAAGCGAAACCGCATTACGTCACGGATTAGAAAATAATCCAGGTGATGCAGAAATCGCAAACTTAAAGTTACTTGCAGAAAAAGTATTACAACCAATACGCAATCATTATAAGACCGGTGTGAAGGTTAATTCAGGTTTCAGACACCCTGAAGTTAATGCCGCAGTAGGAGGTTCTAAAACTTCTGACCATTGCAAGGGACAAGCGGCAGACATTGAAATACCGGGAGTGGCAAATGCGGATCTTGCAGAATGGATTAAAGGGAATTTGGAATTTACTCAACTCATTCTTGAATTCTATACTCCTGGTATTCCTGATTCTGGTTGGGTGCATGTTAGCTATGATAAATCTAATCTGAAAAAACAGGTTATGACTGCGATGAAAGAAAATGGAAAAACTGTTTACAAGCCTGGGATTATTGCATAAATCTTCATCTAATCTTAATCTTACTGAGGTATAATCTATTTTAAATATTATATGAGTAGTACTTTTTAACATAAGGAGATTTTAATGGTCAGTAAGATTATTACTTTAGTAGCAGGCGCAGTATTTTCGGTCGCATCTTTTGCAGCGGACATTACCGGTGCAGGTGCGACTTTCCCATATCCAATTTATGCCAAGTGGGCAGAAGCCTATAAAAAAGAAACTGGTACTGGTTTGAACTATCAGAGCATTGGTTCTTCTGGTGGTATTCGTCAAATCAATGCAAGAACAGTTACTTTTGGTGCGACTGATGCACCAGTTAAAGGTGAAGATTTAGAGAAGAATGGACAAGTACAGTTTCCAGCAATTATTGGTGGTACAGTTCCTATCTTCAATCTTGATGGTTTCAAACCTGGCGAATTGAGAGTTACGGGAGAAGTTCTCGCAGAAATGTTTATGGGTACGATTTCTAAATGGAATGACCCTAAATTAGTAGCATTAAATCCTGGTAAGAAACTTCCAGACCAAACAATTACAGTAGTGCATCGTGCAGATGGTTCTGGTACAACTTTTAATTGGACTGACTATCTTACCACTGTAAGTAAAGAGTGGGCAGAAAAAGTTGGAAGAGGTGCTGCTGTTAAATGGCCTGCCGCTACATCAGTTGGCGGTAAAGGTAATGAAGGTGTCGCTGCGAATGTTGCAAGAGTAAAAGGTTCTATTGGGTATGTTGAATATGCATACACAAAGAAAAATAAC